AATTTTCTTTGCGAATGCGGCACGGATCGCACACAAGATTGAGCCGCTGGTCAGGGAAGCGCAACCGAGGATCGTTGCCGTCGACGCTAGCGGAGTCCTCGACATGGAGTACACCGCACTGAAAATGTTCGCACAACTCGCGAAGAGGCAAAGCAATCACGGTGTTCAACTGTGGCTGATCGGCATGACTCCCAGAGTTTTGGCCATCGTACAACGCTCCCCATTGGGGCAATTGCTGGGACGCGAACGAATGCATTTCAATCTGGAGATTGCCGTTTCACGCTACCTTGATGATGCAGCCGTGCGCGACCAGCTCTGAGACATGGGCGTCGAACACTTGCTACCAAATTCCTTTTGGTAAGGCGCCATGGAAGAAGATGTGGGTGACCCTATGGCCGCCAGCGACCCGAAAGGACGTCAGCTCTTCTCGGCAAGGAAAAGGCTGACGTTGTTTGCCCCCACTGCTTGCCGCAGTCGAGGCACCGTTTTTGCGGGCCGACGTGGGAAATTGATTTTCCCTGGCAAGCAGGGCAGCGTTCCAGGGAGCGATCTGCACCGAAGGTCTTGGATTTCATTTTCTCTGATTCCAATTCCAGCCATTTCATAAAACCATTCTCCACGTAGCCACTCTTGAGCCAATCTAGAGCTTGCGAAGTCGAGTCGCACTGATCATCGAATTTGCCCTTCGGGAAGCTGGTCATCTCGTGCAAATACTCGGCAAGCCATTCTGCCTGGTCTGGAAGATGCAAAAAACCATTCTCGATCGTGCTCGTGACTGAGTGCAGGCGCATGATTTTGTCATTCTTTGGCTCATACCGTGTAACGGCATGCAAACCCTCGCGCAATAGTTCTTGTATCAGTTCCGCACCAGAGCTCTTGTCTTCGATTAGCACGACTGTGGCCCTGAATCGGTTGGCTTGCTCCCGCGTCGCCTTCTTCAGTTCTGGATATTCCAGCCTGCGCCGCAAAACATGCAACAGATAGAGGTCGTTCTCCTTTTTTCCCCAAGTCGTGCAGACACTATAGTCGCTCAGCTCTGTCGCCTTTACTGCGGTGTCCCAACTCTGAAAAACCATGTCGAATTTAGCAGGCTCCTCGCCAACTTTATACGTCTTGAACCAGGTCAGCTTGACCATTCCGCCACCGAGCGGAGCCGGTTCCTGCTGATACTGGCCAGAGAAGTTATATTCACCCTGGATAGACCGGATTGCGGCGAGCACTTCAAGAGGCTCTCGCTCAGGATGCAGAGCTTCCCCAGCAGGCCGTTGAACTTTACGGGTGCCGTAACGGGTCCTGATCGTATGGATCTCATCCTCGACGGCGATAGCTGGGAAGCGCAACAGCTTCCACCCACCCTGCTCCAACAGGTGCCCGACGAGGTCGTCCTCGTGGAGGCGCTGCATAATAAGGATGACGCACCCCGTCGATTTGTTATTCAGGCGGCTGTAGAGAGTGTGCTGGTACCAGTCATTCACAGCGTTGCGCTGGGTTTCGGATAGCGCTTCGTCCGGCTTCAGAGGGTCATCGATGATGAGGTAATCCCCGCCTCGGCCGGTCAGGACCCCACCGACGGAAGTTGCCAAACGGAAGCCTTGCGCGTCGGTCATGAATTCCGATACCGCCTGCTTTTGGTTTGAGAGGCGAGTTGGAAATGACTTTCGATACAACGAGGAGTTCATGAGTGTGCGGCAGTCGCGGGCCAGCTTGTCGGCAAGCTCTTGCCCATAGGACGCACAGATGACCTGGGCACTGGGGTTTTGGCCCAGGAGCCAGGCGGGGAAGGCAATCGATGCACAGTGCGACTTCAAGGATCGAGGAGGAACGCAGATGATCAGCCGTTTGGTTTCGCCTCGCCAGCAAGCTTCGAGTTCTGAGGCGATGAGCTCGATATGCCAGTTGGGAAGAAACTTGGCGTCAGGGTTCAGCTCGTAGAAGCTGCGCTCCATGAAGGAGTAGAAATCATGTCGCAGAATCGTTTGGTACTCATTCAACGTCAGGTTTGTCGTTAGCGTTGCCATTGTCTTCTCCTTTTAGCTGAGTTGCGTTCTGAAATCGGCTCATGATGCTTTGCATGACTTTCTGATCGAGTTCGCCGAGAGCGGAGTGGTCGCCGGAGGGCAAAGCCTCTCTCGCCTCGGCTTCCCGGGCCAGATCCACCAGCATCTGCAAGGCACGCAAATCCCCAGAAGCAGCCTTATTGACGAACTGCTTGATGGCAGCTTCGAGCTTGCTGATGGTCTTGCGCTGGCCGTGTTCATTGATGACGACCTTCTCTCGAAGCGTCTTAGCAAAGACGGCAGTGACATTGCGGCTGCCTTTAGGTCGCCCGTTGGGGTTTCCGGAAACTCCCTTCTTGAAACGAGTCGACTGCGGTGGCTTACCGTAGCCCACAGAGGTGTCGGATTGGGACTGCCCATCCTGCTTAGTCTTGGCTTGATCCATTAAGGCCCTCCTGTTCAAGCTCGTTGAAACTGCGATTGGACGTGCCGTGGGTGGCAGTCAAGCCTGTCAGAGACTGCCAACGTCGAATGGCTGTATCGACGTATTGCGGGTCGAGCTCCATTCCGTAACAGACCCGACCGGTTCGTTCGGCTGCGATCACGGTGGTGCCGCTGCCTAGGAATGGATCCAGGACGATGTCGCCTCGGGCGGAGACATCCATGATGGCGTCTGCGACCAGAGCCACAGGTTTCACAGTCGGATGAATCTCGAGCAGGTTGCCCTCATCGGCTTTTCGCGCGAATGAATTTGCGCCGGGGTAGTCCCAGACATTGGTTCGGTATCGACCGAATTGGCCCAGCTGGACGTTGTTTTGGTGCTTCTCTTTGCCATTCTTGAAAACAAAGACCAGTTCGTGTGCGCTGCGATAGAGGCTGCCCATGCCGCCCGAACCCTTATTCCATACGCAGAGGTTCTTGAGTTCGGAAAATGCTTGCGTACCAGCGGCGAGGAGTTCTCGCATATGCCTCCAGTCCATAAAAACGAAGTTGAGGGAGCCTTCTGCGCTGTGGGAGGCCATACATGTAAACGCCTGTGCCAGGAAGTCGGTGAATTGAGACTCGGTCATTTCTCCCGATGCCATTTTGAAATTCTGGTGCTGGATCGCTCCGAGGCCGCCGGCATGACCTTCGATCTTGACGTTGTACGGTGGGTCGGTGAATACCATGTCGGCTCGCCGACCGGCCATTAAGACCGAGTAGCTTCGACCATCGAGTGAGTTCGCGCATAGGATTCGGTGCCGACCCAGCAGCCACAGATCCTCCGGTTGGCTCACTCTCGGTCCGCAGGTCTGGGGCAAAGCGTCACCCTCATCCTCATCATCCTTACCTTCTACTGCTGGCGCGGCTCCCTCGATGATCAGGTCGAGCTCCGCCGTCTCGAAGCCCGTTACTTCTAGACTGAAGTCCAAATCCATCTCGGAAAGGGCTTTGAGCTGCTCTCCAAGCAGAATTTCGTTCCACGTCGAATTTTCGGTCAGCTTGTTGTCTGCGATCATGAACGCTCTGACCTGATGAGGAGACAGGAAGCCGAGGGAGATCGTCGGGACCTCGGCCATGCCAAGGAACTTGCAGGCGAGCAATCTTCCATGCCCCGCGACCACGTGGCGATGTTGATCGATCAGAATCGGAACGTTAAAGCCGAAGCTTCGGACGCTATTGGCGATCTGTTGGATCTGCTTGTCAGTGTGTGCTCGTGGATTGAGAGGATCGAGCCGAATGCTATCGACGGGATAATAGCGAATTGTGAGTTCGCGCTGTGAGGATTTTAGATCGGACCCCGCTCGGGGGGCGCTCGATCCCATCACCGGTCCTGTCTGTTTGCTCACGGCCACCTCCGAAGAACGAAGGTAGCTCATGTAAACCAAATCCGATTAAACGCGTTATTTGCGATTTCTTGAAAATCTCGTTGATTGTGCTCGTCCAGGATCGAGCGTCGCGCCCAACTTGCCTAGAGCATTTAATCGAGAGGTAGCTTTAACGCGTCCTTCCTTTTCTAGCTTCTCGATCCGATCCAGAACCGTAGCGTCCAAATAAAAGTCTTCCTTTATCTCCGCTGCACGAAAGGATGCGTAAATCAAGACTCCCAACTCCCGATCGTGAGGAGCCCCTGTCTTCTGCCGAATCTCCCATCGCAATCTAGCAATGACGGAATTTCGCTGATTCCGGCTCCTGGTGTACCAATCCCAAGAAAGAAATTCCTCGAGTAGATCTGCCGCGGACGAGAGTTCACGAATTCGATCTGGGTGGATCCCGGGATAGGTGGCTTTAGGGGTCGTCAAGCGTATCTCGCAAAACGGCTCGCCGGCCTTCGCAACAAGGGCACGCATGATCTTCACGAGCGGTAGGTGTTTGCGCACAGACTTGGCGGTGTGAAGTTGGCGGCGAGACGGCTGATTTGATAAAAACGGAATCAAGGCGATCCAGTCCGCCCAGCACGGATATCTGGCGTCGTGTGGCATTAAGTGATCGAGCGCAAAGCCATCCTTTTTCAGCGTGGCCAATGCTTGCTTGGCGTCCGGATCGTCAAGAATTTTCTTCCAGACAGAGATCAAAAGGTCCAAGGTTACCGTTTTCACTACTCTTCCTCTTCTTGGGGCGATGTGTGTTGTGCGTCTACAGAGGCATTATGCCGGAACTGATTGCCAGCCGCATCGCCAGGTTGCCAAACTTGATCGAGCCGCTTCGAGACAATTAGGGCACGAAATTTTCGCTTGTAAGTCAAGTCTTAAGAATCCGTTGCAGCCCAGATTCCAGTTGAACTTTCGCCCCTATAGAGCGGCAATGGTTGCGTCCGCCTAAGGAGGCAAAATGTTCGATCTATCCATTTCGGATTGTCTTTCGTCGCTACCCCACTTGCCAAAATCCGCCATAGTTGAGCTTTGGCAACAGCTCTTCAAGACAGATCCTCCAGATATGAGAAAGGATCTCTTGGTCCAGTTTCTAGCCTACCGATTGCAAGAGGAAGAATTCGGCGGCCTGAGTGACCGCAGCCATCGTCGTGTCAGGGAACTTGCAAGTTCAATCGAGACAACGTCCCGCACGTCGGGTTTCCAGAAGCTCGCAATCAAGCCGGGAACTCGGCTTATACGAGAGTGGAAGGACCAGGTTCACGTCGTGAACGTCGAAGAAGGGAACTACGAATACAGAGGGGCTCGATATGAGAGTCTTTCGGAGATTGCTCGCCTGATCACCGGTACTCGGTGGTCGGGACCATTGTTTTTCGGATTGAAAGATAAGGGGAGCAAGGCTTCCAAGGAGGCTGCATGACCATTCAGCAAAAATCGGTGATCCGCTGTGCAATCTACACCAGGAAATCTTCCGAGGAAGGCCTGGAGCAGTCTTTCAATTCTCTCGACGCTCAGAGGGAAGCATGTGAGGCATTCGTAGTCAGTCAGCGCCACGAAGGTTGGCGAGTCCTGCCTACGCTCTACGATGACGGAGGCTACTCCGGTGGCGATATGGACCGGCCGGCTCTTAAACGATTGCTTGAAGACGTGACAGCGAACAAAGTCGACACGATTGTTGTTTACAAGGTCGATCGCTTAACCCGCAGTCTGGCCGATTTTGCCAAGATCGTTGAGACCCTCGATGCTCGCGGCGTGTCGTTTGTGTCTGTGACCCAACAATTCAACACCACCACTTCCATGGGGCGGTTGACTCTGAATATTCTGCTTTCCTTCGCGCAGTTTGAAAGGGAGGTCGCAGGCGAAAGGATCCGTGACAAGGTTGCGGCGTCTAAGCGCAAAGGAATGTGGATGGGCGGCACAATACCTCTTGGCTATGACGTGAAACAACGGAAACTCGTGGCGAACGAGGAAGAGGCGAAGCTCGTTAACAATATCTACAACTGGTATCTGGAATTGGGTTCGGTTTCTAAGCTGAAAGCGTATCTGGATGACCATGGCGTCAAAACGAAGATAAGAACGAACTCGAGCGGTTGCCAGTCTGGAGGTGGTCCGTTTTTTCGGGGCGCCCTCTATTTGATTCTGCAAAATCCGATTTACCGCGGCAAGGTTCGACATCAGGACCAGATGTATCCGGGAGAACACGAAGCCATTGTTCCGGAGAACTTGTGGCAGAAGGTGCAGGGTCAACTGAAAAGCGACAACGGGGGACGCAGGAACGATGTAAGGACGAACTGTTCAAGCATGCTCCTTGGTTTGTTACAGGATA